CTATTTGCGGAACAGACCAAGGCGATGCAGAATGACTAGGATTCGATAAAACGTAAAGCTGCTTTTCATGGAAGAGTCAACGATGGGCTGTGCAGGCGTGTAGGAAACAGCAGCTTCCATAGCCTCCTTGGCCCAGGCCGGCGTCTCTAGCTGCTGTCTGCCCTCAAGCTCGCCGATGCGAGTCTCCAACTGCTTGATATGTGCTGCCTGCTCCAGAACAGATTGCTTCAGCACGTCACGACTGTGCTCCAGAGCTGCCATTTGCTGCTGCAACGCTTGCATTTGTTTCTTTTCCTCTTCGGTCATCGGTGTCTCCTCCTTCTGTCCATAGGCCTGACGAAGCTCCTGCTCGGTCCCACGATAGACGTTCAGATCTACGGCCCCCTGAATACCATTCACACGGCCGCTATCACTATATTGCCAAAAATCCCATTGCTTCCATGCCGGGGTATCAGCAGGAACTCTTGTCGTGCTGTAACGGGCAATCCACAGCGTATAGCTTCCAAGGGAAGCATCAAACTGATTCGCAAAGGAATTGCCTGTGTAAATCATCGGCTTGCGTCCAGTTAACCGCTCCAGCTCGTTCAGGAAGCTCTTGGCAATAGCATTAATCTGTGGCTTGCTCAGATTCGCAGGATTATTCTCGTAATCCATGACGGGCGGAAAGGCAAAAGAGGAAGCTCCCCCTTCATCCTGCAAGGCTTTGGCAAAATTCTGTGCCTGCCTTACGGCTTCTTCGGTGCTGGTCGCATCCACAAAATGATAGGCACCATCCAGTACGCCTGCTGCTCTCGCACCTTTTACATTAGTGGTATAATTCGGGTCCCGGTAGGTGCTGCCCTGTGTTGCCTTAATGAAAGCGAATGATTTGCCAGCAGCTCTAACCTTGCGCCAATCGACGGTACCCTGGTAACGGGATACGTCGATTCCTTCTGCAGCGTTGGCTTTTTTATCCTGCATATCGTAACCTCCTTTTCTTGCTACGGTGGTCTTGCAATCATCTTGTGAACGTATGTCATTCGATCCAATCAAATGTGAGTGTAAAGCCGCTGCAAGCGGGGAGACCTTTCGACCGCTGTTATCCCCACATATCTCCAATATAAGTGACTTATAGCGATGGATATCCAGAGACAAAGGCGACTGCGGTCCGCTCCTACAGTTTCACAAGCAGAGTTGACTGCTCCTCAACTTATGTACACCCCTAACTAGGTGCTTACATTAGGTGCTCGCTTTGTTGCTACATCCTTCACCTATGTTCAGTCCTTCTTCTTGGCAAATTGATAAGCGCCTGTAGCGCTAAGCCCGATCACTGATATTTGCACCAAGTTCATGCGAATCCATTCCGGCACGAGCACGAAGACAGCTGCAATGAGCAGCGCCGCTATATGGACCCAGCGGTCCGGCAGCGCGAAGCTTCGCGCCACCCCTACATAGGCCGCTACAAGAGCTGCGAGCGTCAGTATATCGTTGGATAGATCCTCCATAGGATCAGCCTCCCGTCACTGTAATGGCCGCCCAGACAGCTACGACAACGCCACCGCCAACCGCCGTGATAATCGCGCCATAGAACGTCCGTCTGAACCATTTTTGGTCTTCTTCCTGCCTGCTCAATATTTCTAGTGCAATATTGGCATTACGCAGCGCCTCATCAGCCGTATCCTTGACTGGCTCCAGCAGATCAATCCGCTGCTTGGCGTTATTTGCCACTTGGAGTGCCTCTTTAGCCGTCTCCTTTGCGATCTCCAATGTAGTGGCGAGCGTCGACAACGTCTTCAACGTTTCCTCAATACGAGCGAGCTGAACCCGAATTTCCGTTAACAAATCTGCTTCCGGTATGGCTTTCCCTCCTCGGTTATGCTCCATCCTGTCTCCCTCCTTGCCTGTTGTAATGGATGGACTTGGGTGTATATCTATTGTGATTCACATATCAGCCTTGCACGCTGCTATATGTGGTCATTTCAAGAGAGTTTCAATTGATTGCGATTTATATAAAATGCTTTAGTACAAGATATGTTGTCCAATGAACCTCTGTATGGCTCATAGCCCTGATGTGGTGCAAAAAAAAACAAATACCCGGAAGAGCTCTTCCGGGTGATGTTCGTATTTAGTGTATTAATTTCATAAAATTTCAAATCAACCCTTACCCGACTTAGCACCCAATGTTACGGCTTCCTTAAGATGCAGCCAGCTCCGGTCGTCGGACATAGATCTCCGCCTTGACCAAGCTTCGATTCTGATCATCCAGCGTATACGAGCCTAAAATCTCCTCAATGCTGCCCTCACCACGCTCATAACGCGTAATACACGCATTGGCACAGATCCGAATCATTGCCATGGACATAATAGCCATACTGACCACCTCCCTTTTATTTTGATGTAAATTCTTGATTCTCGTATTCTCAATTTACGAAATGGTCATCGTATCGAGGCCATTGTCATCCTTTGAGGAGCATCTCTGACAGTACAATCTCCAGATCAGACAAGCGCTCCTTGAGCAGATCTGTCTCGCTTACTAGTTGACCTGGTTGCTTTAACTCGGCAATCTCAGCCTCGGATAAAGCTTCAAGCCACAACTCTGGCTGCTGCGGGGCACGGTATTCGGGCAACTCACCTTCTCCGTTCCATTGCTGGATGGCTTCTTGGAAGGCTTGCTCTGCGTGTTGAACAGCCTCTTGGTGAGCTTCCCAAGCCTCCAGATCGAAGCGTGGCTGGTACAACCCTGCTGTCACTGGATAGCCAACCGTGTAACCTGCGAGCAAAGGCTCACCCGTGCCATCTTCTTGTGCTGTGTCAGGCAGCTCATAAAAAGGGACGACTCCTGTAAAGGAATCGTCCACGATATCGTCCTCGATAAAGAGGCCATCTGTATTAATTTTGGGTATGGCTTTCATGTTGTGCCCTCCTTTACATGGTCATGAAACTAAAGTCTAAAAGCAATGCGCCATTAGCTACCCCAACATTACAAACAATATTTCCGTTCTGCGAGTGGATCATAAGCGTTGACGCTACTGTTACATTTGCTGGGGTCACAGAAGGAGCAAATACCTCTATAGGCTTAGTAGGACGAAAACCTGGAGGTAGAATAAAAATTGTAGAACCAGTCGAAGATATTCCGCCCTTCAAATACCCGTATACATGCACCCTACCAAAAGTGTCTTTGTAATAACCTACACTCTGTCGATACGTGTCATACTCAACCCAAGAGTTAAGAAGTGTCGGTGTAATCCATACAGGAGCAGCTTTATCCATATCCTCTTTCTTGTTCTCTACGACACTTATACGTGCTGATGCCTGCTGTACATCCTGAACAAGATCATCAAGTAGAGACTTTTCGTTGTCAGGCACAGAACCAAGAAATCCTGATAAAGGCGACTTATCTTGCATAAGGTATGTGACGTTATAGGTTGCTGAAGAGTCAAAGTCTGCATAAGGCTTAAAGGCCTGCTCACGCCCATTAGAATTACTGTCCGCAACAATTCGCCAATTATCTTTTCTAGAATTTTTATAGACATCTAGAATTTTTTGAACTCGGTGTGCGAGAACAGATCCTGGAAATTGACTCGTGTTGTTGATATAGAATCCACTGAATGTAGTATTTCCGAGTGGATTAGCACGTTCCTGAAGTACAATTCCACTACCTACCTCAATCTGATTGCTACCCTTATTAAGAGTAAGTTGTCCTTCGCTAACAATTGGCTCTACTGTAGGTGTAGCTAGTTGATAAATAAGCTTATACGGTGTCCAGTTTGGTGCTGGTGTTGTTGGTAGTACATTAGTCCAGTCTGCCCAAGAACGGTTCACTCCATCTGAACGACGTACCCATGCCTTTGTACCTGTTCCATTATAAAAATTATTGGTAGGATTATCAGGAGATGATCCAGCGACAGTTCCATTATACATTGTCCAGCCCATGAAATATGCTTTTATCTCATCGGAAGTTATGTTTGTAAAATTGTCTCCCCATCCGCTATCAGATGCAGGTATCGTAAGATAAAAATCTCTTCGACCAGAATCCACATTAAAATGGGCCGCGTCATGAACGTCTAAACTAGATCGGATTGATAGTAGCTTCCCATCAAACTTCACCACATTTAAAGCGTACCAAGTCAGGGCTTCGGGAAGACCGACTAGTTTTACAAGCTTGGCACCCGGAATTGAAAAACTATATTGCCAAGTCAAGTTTCCCCCAAGCTCGATATAATTCCACTTTTTACTCTTGAAATACTGTCCATCACGCTCAAATACACGATCCGCATTAACACCTGTAAGTGGATCGGCATAAAGATCAGTCTGCAGCGCCAGCCTACTGTCTTCACGCGCCTTAAATGCTTTAGCTTCGCTACCGACACAAAGTATAGGTTTTTTGAACGTTCTAATTGTACCACCAGGATAAATCCACGAAGATGGGTCAAACTCATCCACATATGACGTAATACCTGATAGGTTAACAGCTACACGAACAGCTGCCAGATTTACAGTAAACGAGCGCGATTCTCCAGGGTTTACGGAAATACCTTGTACACGATCGTGGGAATTAGATTGGCCTGCCCCAATATATACAGAAACTCTGATAACTCCATTGCTTTCTAATGGATTTGATAATGTATAAGTCTCGCCCGCAATAAATGGTATATTGTAATACAAGTAGGCGTCTGTACCCGGAGAAGATGCGAGTGTACCTGTAATTTCGTAATCATCTGAAATAAAAACCCTATTTGGAGTTGTGGACCATTCATAAAATGGCGGCAGCAAGTTCTCCCCATAACGAATCACGTACGGATTGCGGACAGGCTTTATACCATCTACATAAGGATACTTAGCTCCTACCTGCTCAGCACTCATATTGTCCAAAGCAGCATATTCTTCAGCAGTGATCTCGTAGAAACGAAGAGCATCAAAATAGGCAACACTTCCAACAGGTCCTACAACCTCACTCACTAAGCTGACTGTTGCAGCGTTACTTAATGCACTATACGCTCTCCAAACCGTTGAGAAAGTTGTGGTGTCCGTAGCGTTCCCATTATTTTTAGTATTTGATATACCAGCAACATGAGGACCTGCGTATGTTCCTGACCCCAGTTTTACGTCACCTACCAGGATATAATAGCTGCCCGCTTTAACTGAAAAACTTTGACCGGTTGCAGCACCAGTTGGTAATCCTGTGGAAGTGATTTTTAAGGACTGCGTTCCTTGAGTCTTTATAGTGGTGTCAGCTGTTAATACCGCACGAATGGGTGTAAATCTGTTTGTGTTCTCGCAATTCCCGTCTCGCCCCAGCAAATTCACCAACGTCCGGCCTTTCAGACCTGTAAGGCGAAACGGCACAGTCTTGTCCGACTCAATAATCTGAACCCCCGGCTGGAGCGTAATTTCCTTACGCTGCTCTGTGTCGAGGCGTTGCTGAAGCTCCTTCACCTCACCATCCACGGTATCAGCAAAGGTATCAATCTTCTCCCAGTTATCATTCAACATCGTCTTTACATTAAAATACTCATGTCCATCAAGGACGGGGTCTTTCATCAGCAAATCAAGCTTTGGCGTGTTCTCAGACAATGGTTACACCTCCTGCAAATTTGTGTAAAGGAATCTCCTGCATCTCCTTCAGTGGGATGACCTCATGAATCTCTCGAATGACCAGATAGCGGAACTCGAATTCAACATCGAGATGCGCAGGCTTAATCTCTTCGATCAGTGCCTTGAGGTCATCCAGATTCGGCGGAATGCCGACCGTATCTATGAACTTGATCGTGAACGACCATTCGCTTGGTTGAAAAGTTACGTCTACCGTGCCATTGTCATAGGCTTCGGCTACATTTTTGACGAATTTCCCGGTAAAGGTCCCCGAGCCACGCAGCTTTGATTCCACGACAGCCCGCCGCTGCTCCAGCGGCTTCTGATGGTCCGTACCGATTCCAAGCTCCTGCTCCCAGCGTTCCAGTCCCCACGTCGCTGTCCGCACGAAGAATTGATCCAGCGTCTCATTCAGCGCCCGGGTCAACTGATCTAGCTCCTTGCCCTTGGCATCCATGTCTGCCCTGACGATTCGTGACGCTTCGTAATAGGCAGGTACAAAGGACAGCATCTCCAGCCCAGCTGGACTTGTGACCGGATATATATTACTGGACAAGCAATCTCCTCCTTTCCTCACATGACACTGCTTCGTGTCCTGCTAATGTCTTTTCGTTATTCAAATACGTTCACAGTTCCCAGCACCGCGACCTGACCCTCGAATATCTCGATATTCGTGTCTGCTTCCCCACCGGGGTCCGTAGCCTTGAATACCTGAAGCTCCTTATAGTCTGTAATCATCGGAATATCAATTAGCACCGCCGAAATTCGGGTATAGCGAACAAGAGAATCCTGTGTTGCAGGCGAGCCAAAGGAAATTCGCTTGAAATACTCCCGCGCGCCGTTCTCAATCTGTTGCTTCACATCCTCCAGATTGGCACTGGAGGCCAGTGTCAGCTTGGCGCTAATGTTAATGCGGACCTCTTGGGCAGGCTGAACCGTAATGACAGGCCCTGCCGGAGCAGTCCCTTCACCCTGTCCATCCATCGTCGGGTCGATGTACTCCTGGACAGCCTCTACAATCTCCGTGTTAGCTGCTCGCTTGTCATTGTCCAGCAGGTAGATCCCTACCGTGCCTGGCCCCTGCCAGAGCGGCTTTACTTGTACACCGCCGACTCCTGGAATCTCACTTGCCCACTGCACATATTGCGCCTTGTTACCACTCGTCCCCGGATTGCGGACACGCAGCAGATAACGCTCCAGCAGCGATTCATCCGATTCCACATCAGCGCCGCCTGTAATCTCTTCGGGATTGATCACAGCACTCACCCCGCTTACAGCCGTTGCCAAGACGGTCACGACGCCTGCGGGTACGTTGCCATTTTTACCAGCTACGACAGCTACCACATTAATCTTTGCTTCCCCCGTGCTGCCCAATGTCACTTCATTCGTAGTCGCGTATTCGACTGACTGTTCACTGGATATCTCATCGGCTGGTGTCGCTACGATCGTTCCCTTGGGCACGACAGCCCCTGCTGTCCCTGTAAAACGCACCTGTCCTGCAGCAGCGACAGCCTGTCGGCGATTCACTCCATGCTCCGCTGTACGCAGATCCAGATAATCGCCATAGGTTGAGCTGGCGAAGCCGCGTTCCAGCACCTGTTGCGCCCATACCGCAGCCTCTGCCAGCATAAAAGCGACTGGAGCCTGAGCGTCCCAAATAAAAGAGCCCTCGGATTTATCCAAATCCGAAGGCACCCGCTCCAGCATCCGCCGCATAATTTCATCCTCTGTCTGATCCTGCAAATACTCAGGCAAGGTTGCCATTAGATCACCACACTTTCTATCGTTTCGATCTCGTCTCTCACATTCCGAATGCGACAGCTGAATCTGCAGGCATCCTGCTCCCAGCTGAACTCGAACTGATCCACGCCAGCTGTACGTGCATCTGCGAGCAGCGTCTCACTGACCATTCGTCTGACTTCACTTTCCACTACAGCTCGGCTGTAGCTGTTACCCAGTAAATCCTCAAGCTCGCTACCATAATCGCGAGAATAGATAATATGACGGTAACGCGGGGTTCGTACGGCCTTTTCACACCAGATGACCCACGCATCCTTCTCATCCGTCATCGCTACCTTTCCGGTCGGTGTTAGCACGAATTCGCCCTTTGCAAAATCAAAACGCCAGCTCCGGCCAAATACAGCTGTCTGGCTTGCCAACGTATCTAGCTCTGTTACATCTACATCCAAAATCTCTTCTGTCTCGGGAAATAGGTTAGCCACCTCCACTCACCACCCTGCATACAACCACGACATCATTGCCGCTATTCACCCGTACTGCCAGCACTCGGTCTCCGGGCTTCAGGCCTTTGTCCAATTGCAGATTGACCTCTTCAATCTCTGTCTCGTCGAAATAATAGGAGGTGTTCATCGTCTTATCCTCCCAATACGGCTCCTGCACACGGGTCGATGTTCCCTTGAACATATGCCGTTGCATCGATAGCAGACCAGGCAGCTCGGCCACCAGATAATCTTGAATCTCATGCTTGAAGTCATCCAGCTTCAATCCAGTGGCTGTAATCGTCCCCAGGACTGCTCCCAGACCGTCCACTGCCTGCTTGGTGTGCTTGGAGAAGGAGGACTGGATGGCAGAAGCCAAGTGTACATAAGGGTCCTTAGTCAAGATAAAACCTCCTTTTTACATCTCCATAGGTGCCGAGTTCCAGCGACATACTGCCCGGATTGCCCAGCTCACGGCTAACCGAAATGACGATCAGGCGCAAGCTACCCAGCATTACTGCATCCCCTGCACGAATGGTGTTGATATCTGGTGCCGTGACGGAGATGGTCTGTTGAATGCCTGCTAAGCGACTCTTGGCCAGCTCTTGCGCAGCCGCACCCGATTTGACCTCATCATCTTGAATGATCACTTGAAGCGTGCCGTATTTGTCCGTATCTTTCGTCTGAATCGCAAGTATCTTGGAGGGTACCTCTTTTCCCGTCTCGCTAGCTGAGGTAGCAAGTACCTTTACTTTCGTAGCGGCTCCCTCAAGCGTTCGGGATTGGGTTGTGTCCGTTACTTGTTCTAGCAAATATACATCCTTATTGGTACCCAGCTCATACAGCTCCAGTCCCGAAGTGATCATTCGTGGATGATACAGCTTTCCCCCTGCCCTAGCGGTCTCACGTAAGTCAGCAAGCATCATGGCATAGATGGATTGCGTGCGATATACAGCCTTTCCAAGAGACTTTTCGGTATCTGGTATGGATGCCACTGGAATCTCCCAATCACTGGCGTATTTCCGAAAGCGCTTCGATGCTGTCTGCTTGGCCGGGAATAAATACTCATCCTCCGATTTATCCAAATAGACCGTGCGGTCATACAAGGTCAAAGTCAAGCGCTTGGTCCCACTATTCTGACTTTCTGCCTCCCAAATCACAGCTGGGTGCAACAGCGGAACATAATCATGCTTACCATAAGGAATGCCGCTAACCCGAATGGACATACCTGGATTGAATATGGGGAGCTCGGATGTATTCACCAATGTCACAGTTCCCTGGTAGGCAATCTGCTCCAGTGAATCCCGAAGTGAGATGGACTCAACAAAAGAGGTTACATCGTATTGATTATCAATAATGACCTTGTAGCTCATGGCAGCACCAGCTTCTGCCCGGGCTTGATCACATTCGGATTCTTGCCGATGGTTTTTTCATTCAATTTATAGATTCGGTTCCATTGCGAGCTGTCTCCCAGCTCCAGCTTGGCAATCTTGGATAGGGAATCTCCTGATTTGACCGTATAACTCTTCTTGGATACCTTCAGATCCGTACGAGGCTTCTTATTATCTATGCTCTTGCTACCTGTCGAGCTGCCATTGCTGCCAAGCTTACGTGCAAGCTTCATATCCCGCCAGGTTCGCAGCGTAATATCGAAAGACACATCACCTGGCTCTGTACCCCGGAACGTAGATTGATGTGAAGATACAATTACAGGAACATTGACAGCAGTCTCTGTAATAATGAATTGTAGTGGCTGTGCGGACAGCAGGAAGGTATTGACTGTATTCATAGCCTCCTGCGGATCCGGCAGCTCATCAACTTTACAGTTACAAAAAGATTCATCATATTCCATAGGAAAAAAAGAAGAGAAGGAAATCTCCTTCACCTTCTCTCCTTGTGCAAAATCGTACTCCCCATGAGATAAAATATTTACCGTCTCAAAGCCTTTTTGCCTCGAAATACTCACTTCTTCAGGATTCACAGGAAATTTAAATTCATTTCCCGAGCCATCCTTTAATATAAAATCCATTGCCTGCCTCCTTCCTGACAAATTCCATTGGAGCTGATCCTGTGTTCTGCCATGTGTAAGATATTTGTATAAATTAATTATGATTGCTATGGAAGAGCAGGCTTGCGATTTTGCTGTGCTTTACGCAATTCAGCATCCAGACGGGCAGCAACCTGGGATACAATCGCTCCGATATCAATAGCATTCTCATGAACGTTCATTTGTACGGCTCCTGCCGGGAAGTTCACACTGACGTTATTGATCGTGTCTTTCTTGAAATTCTGGAGGTATCCTGAAATCTGACCCATTTGCTCGGGACTGATTTGTACAGGCTGAGCTGCTTGAGGATTTTTCCCTTTAGTGGCTGAGCTCATAGTTTTAGGAGTCGAACCAGCAATAGTTAATGCCGAGATTGTGTTCTTTGCAGCTGTTAGAGGATTGAGCTTATCAAATAACCAAGAGAGCGATGAGCTCACCCCTTTTTTACTAAAGTTCAGTAAATTAGATATGCCATCCCCCAAATTAGTCGCTTTGTTCGAAGCCCAACCTACTGCTTTTGATGCGCCTTCCTTCACCGCAGGGCCTTTGTCTGCAGCCCAGCCTTTTGCTTTGTTGATCACATTTACTCCAGCACCAAAGAGGTTCTTGCCGAACGCAAGCATCCCTTTGCTGGAATCAGATGCCTTCTGCGAAGCCCAGCCTACTGCTTTCGATGCTCCTTCCTTAACTGTAGTGGCTTTGTCGGTAGCCCAACCCTTTGCTTTATTGATTACATTTGCTCCAGCACCCAAGAGATTTTTGCCGAATGTGAGTATCCCTTTGCCGGCATCAGATGCCTTCTGCGAAGCCCAGCCTACTGCTTTCGATGCTCCTTCCTTAACTGTAGAAGCTTTGTCGGCAGCCCAGCCCTTTGCTTTATTGAGCGCATTTGTTCCAGTACCCCATAAATTTTTACCAAACGCGAGTGCTCCTTTTCCCGCATCTGATACCTTTTGTGATGCCCAACCTACTGCTTTCGACGCTCCTTCTTTAACTGTAGGAGCCTTGTCTGTAATCCAACCAGTTACTTTGCTGCCAATATTCGCTCCAGCACCCAAGAGATTTTTTCCAGCATTCATGACTCCTTGTCCAACGCTGGTTGCCTTCTCTGAAACCCAACTAATTGCTTTTGAAGCATTCTCCTTAATAGCAGGACCATGATCCGAAATCAAACCGCCAATTTTTCCACCTACAAAGTCACCAGCCATTCCGCCCAAAAAGCTGCCTACAGCGGTACCAACTCCCGGGATTGGAATAAGTGTACCCACCGCGCCTCCGATTGTGGCTCCGATGGCTCCGCCAGCGGTTGAGCCTATAGCCTGTGCCCTCTCTTTATCAGAGCCCGCCGTAATTATGCTAGCAGCATCCAGTGCAGTTCCTATTGGTCCGCCAATAAGTTTTTTTGCTTTTGGTAATATGCTGCCAACTATACCTGAATTGCCAGCATCAGTGATGAAGTCAAATATGCCAGTGCCCCATTTGCCAAGTGTATTGCTGAGACCGGCACCAGTCTCACCAACACCTGAAACAACTTCTCCTATTCCGGTAGCTAATCCTACAGCCTTCTTCCAGCCCGTCTTAGGTGCATTACCGTTAGCTGCATCAGTTAAATATTTCGTTTTAAAGTTCTTAACATTTTCAAAGGTAGTAGCGCCGCTCTTAACAGTTCCTCCGAAGGTCTTTACTTCGTTAAAGAATCCAGCTGTTTTCTCGTACCATCTCTTAGGCTTTGCCTCTGCGGCAGGTGCCGTTTGACCTAAAGAAGACGTTAAACTAGATACTGCCGTTGTATTATTCTGAACAGCCACTATTAATTGACCAAATGCATTATTACTGCTCTGACCAGCATCATTCGCTTTAACGCTTTTCATTGTCACATTAAGCCTTTGTGACTTTAACTGACGAAGCTTCCCCAACACCCCGTCAATTTGCTTTGATGCATAATCCCTAATCATAATCTCAGGCACCATCCGAGTGCGGCCGATCTTCATGACCCGGCCCTGAATGCGCTCAAAATAGCGCTCCATCGCTCTTAGCTCGCGGTTAGCCTTTACGACATTTTTAGGATCAATAACCAGCTTCATACGGTAATTCACCGCTTCATCCATCGTGTATGATCACCTCCCTGCCAGATTTGCTGCATTGATATCACGATCCAGTTCCTCTTCCGAAAAAGCCAGCAGCAGCAAGCGCTCGCCGCGAGGCAATCTCCAGAAATCTCCGGGGCGGAGGTGATGCCGGACCCATAAGTGATACAGCATCGTCGTCATTCCCCCGGAGCCGATTAGTTTTTTAGGTCGCTAATCTCCACGCCAAATCCGGACAGCTCAAGCACCTTGTCGCCGACGGCATCCAGCTCACCAGCCAGCAGCATGCGGCGTACAGCCTGTTCGCCACCCGACAGCTTGAGACGGCTCGTAATGCGTGGGTCGCCCCAGCCACTCAGTGATAGTCCCTTGACTTCCAGCTTGGCTGTGGCTTCCGAGATCAGCAGAGCGTTGAAAATCTCCGTATCCACCTTCTCATCCACCTGGCCCTTGACCGTGCGGCGAACCGTGCAGCGCTCACGAATGCTATCCACCTTGCTGGAGGTCAGCCCGCGCAGCACCAGCTGCATATCCAGACGACGAATATGCACCGTCTCCTCAGGCAGCTTCTCCGTCGCCTCAAACAGGCTGTCCAAAATTTGTTCTTCCGTCATATTCTCGTATAGGCTCATGAATCTATCTCCTTTTCATCGTTCAGATATTAGAAATAGGTCTATCATCGTACTTTCACCGTAGACAGACCGCGTTAACTGGGTGTTTTTCTTGCGATAATCGAACTGCTCAGCTCTGCTGAAAACTAATAAATTCGATTCTCTTAAGAAAACCAAAGAATCCGGGAGCTACAGCTCACATAGCTGCTTCCCGGATTTCATAAGTCACTTTTGTTCTACTAAATATAGTTTTTTATTCGCAATCTAACCAAGCTTCCCTAGCCAATTCCAGCTCAATTAGTTGGCAACGATCGGGTCCAGCAGCTCATAGCCTTCGAAGGTGAAGGTTGTCTCCTCCTGCACCTCTTCACCGGCCGTCCAGTTAGCTAGCTGGATTTTGTCCGGGGAGCAGCGGATGAGGCGCACACGCTCATGTCCGAACGCTTCGGGATCATCCAGCTTGGAATAGATATCGAACTTGCTAAAGCCACGCTGAATCATGTCTGAAGTAACCTTATAGCCACTCATCGTGCCTGTACCTTTCTTAATGCCGTTCTTGTGCACCTTCCAGTCGTTGCCGACCAGATTCAGCTCACGCTTCTCCATCTCCACGCTGGCTTCCAGCTTGTTAATATGCGTCTGCCATACCCCATCAATATACGCCTGACCATACGTTCCCAAAATTACTCTTGAAGCATCCAACATTGCATATTCCTCCTTGTGATTGGACCATCCTTGGATGGTGTAATTATGAATTTGAACTAGACACAGTCCTTTAAATTAGATACAGTCTGTCAAATGACACACAGCCCGCCAAATCAAGCTCTGCTGAGGGCTTCACTCAACGGGCTGCATGTGTGAAGCTATGATGATTATGAAGACTTATTGTCATGTACCCGTACACTATTGTTCCATAGGATGAAAGCCACTCCTACATGTGTGCAGCCTTCATGCGGCATGGGCTGCATGGGCTGCATGTGGCATCATGAGATACATCATGACGTACCTCATGTGCATACAGCAGCATTACAGCTTGCATACGTAAGCCATGACATCGGTCCTTCGCGGCTTATTGCACGTAGAATGTGCCGAACAGCTGCTCCATGACATCGGTCAGCTTGACGTTCCATTGCAGGAACACCTGATCCGCTTCCGGCGTAACAACTGGAGATGGTCCGTAGTAGGCCGGGTCCAGAATTACATCATAGCCGGATGCCTCAATGACACTGCTGAGCGCCAGCTGTGCCAAATATTCCTTCACAGCACCGATCAGTGCCAGACGACCTTCCTCTGTGTTGTTGACCTTCCCGATATAAGTCTCCTCAGCTGCACGCTGCAGATCAGCATTGATCGCATCCATGACGCGGATGGAACGGATCTTCTTCCAAGCATTATTCTGACCAGCTGCTGGTGTGACAAGGCTGTTAATCCCGCGCAAGGCCTTCACCTGACGTCCATCATGGAATAACAGGAATACGCCGTTGCGAACGGCCTGCTCCTGCTCTGGGCGAGTCCAACGGCGTGTCACATCCTCGAATGGTGTCACCGCATACGTCGTAGATTGGTTCAGACGTTGACCTGCGATCAGACCAGCTACATAAGCCGCTGTCTGTGCCGAGCTGTACTCCACTCCAGCCAGACGTACACCTGTGCCGACATTGATGATGCCCTCATGGTTCAGTGCGAGGGAACGCGCAGAAGCTGCCTGCACTGCATTCGCGGATACGTCCTCAGCAGCTGAGCCACCGAATACCGCCACAACTCCTTTACCTTGGTTGCGTACACGCTTGACCCAAGCCGCGAAGCTTTGCAGCAGAGCCATATCAGCCGCATAATCCAAGGCAAGCACGTTGAAGTCCTCGCCCTCCAGAGCCTCCTGCATGGCGATATAATCGGCGTTGGTCAACTGACTGTTGCCGCTAATGCCCCCGGTAAGGCCAGCACCAGTAATATTAGCCAGTTCCTCTGCTGCGGTAAGCGCCTTTGCGGTCACCCATTTGTTCTCGCTATCTTCATTAATAGCTGCAGCAATAGCCTCAGCCGTAGCACTCTCCGCCGTGAACGTCTTCAGCAGCTTCGTGCCCTCATAGAGCAGCACTTCCTTGACTGCATTATTATCAATGGTTGGTTGTACCGTCACTGTGAAGCGATTACCGCGTGAGCCAGAATAAAGCGCCGTCAGTTCGAGTACATCCTCTGCATCACCATTCTTCAGCTTCACTGAAGCTTTGGCAGCGGTATCGTCTGCCAGTCGGTATGCGAGCAGCTTTCTCGGACCACCCAACAGAGCCAGATAAAGAGTGGAATACGCAGTAGCCCCATCCTCTGTGCCACCAGAGAACATCTGCTCAATAGCCGTCTCGCTGCCAATCTCCACAAATGTACCTACAGGACCCCAATTGGCCTTGACTGGTACAATGACCGTCCCACGCGAGCCGCCTTGAATTGCGGATGCTGCTGCCGCCTGAAAATTCATATACAATCCGGGCAATACCGGTTTATTCGTGTTCTCCCAAGTTCCGCCTGCCATATTACTCCACCTTCGCTTTCATAAATTTTGTAATTTTTGTGCCTGCTTCCTCCACGGATAGCAGTTGATCCTCAGTTCCATAACAAGCTCCTGCCAGCACCTCCGGCTTTACCCCGAACAACGCCTCGGATTTGGCCTTCAGTTCATTCAATGTGTAGCGTGGGGCTGTGACCGACTGTGGGTCTAGCTTCTGTGTCTTCTTCTTGAACACCATATCAAGCACCTCATTTCAAATTCGGATGTACGTACAGCCTGCGAATCAACGCCGCTTCCTCTGCTGGGCGCATTCGCCGTTGAGCCAGCGTAAGGCTGATCTGCCCGTTCAGGAAAGAATCCGTCTGCCAATCAGCACGAATCTCCTGGGCGGACATATACCGCCGTGTGTCAGCATCCAGCGGAAGCTGCAAAGCCCCGCTAATCGCCTCCATTAAGAGCGAAGCTGTAGCTTGCTCCAGACGCTGATTGGATGCCCAGACATGACCCGTGAACGTTTTACGGACCTCATACATGGATGCACTTGGGATTCGTGTCTCACTGCCCGTCATGCGCCACAGAATGGCGCGCGAGCCAATAGCCTCGGGCCAGGCATCACCGTATACCCGCCATGTATCGTCCAACTGCGATGCGGTCCAGCCCTTCAATGCTGCTAACCAAGCATCCTCCGTCGCTCCGACGTCTACGACTTCAGCCTCAGGCACATACAGAGCGAACCTCATGGTCCGCATGATCCGCTCCTTCGTACCTGACACGCTCTCAGCCCCGCGACTCCCGGCATAGTGCAGCGTTACCGAGCTGCTGTCCGTATCATCCAGTGGCTGCCTATGCAGACCATCCAGCAGGAGCTGTGCCCAGGCATCGCGTTCTGAAGCCTGGGTAGCGAGACTGTGTAGCTGGATGCATACAATTTGTCGATAGCCAGCCCACGCCGATTTCCATACCGCTTCCCCGAAGAACAGCTCCGCATAAGTATCCGGAGGCGGGTCAGGAACCGATTGCAGGTCGTACACCCGGCCTGCTAATTGGGGAATCAATTCGATGATCCTCGCCTTCAAAGCTTCTCTCATGCAGCTATAGCCCTCCTTTCTCATTGCTAAATGCACAGAAATAAACACAAACTGTGAGCCACATCCCTGTCTCTATTGACCACTGGCACCACCAGCTTAAGCCATATCCTGACAGTCGATCATGATGGCGTGATGTTCACAGATATGGCTGCTGCTTCATCCATGACGCTGACATTTCAGATGACCTGCAGCTGTGAAAGAGCTACAGAAATGACATCATCGTCACTGTCACCAAGTGTGCCTTGGCCCAGACAAAAGCAGTCCATAAAGAAACGGATACCAGCCTTGTGCAGGCGGTATCCGTTTCTCTTGTCCTCATTCCCGATATTAACATCTTACAGCCTTTTTCCGGCTGTGATGACGTAGATAAGCATGATTATAGAAGAGAAAAAGACGAACTTATGTTCCTGTTTTTCTCCGGATCATATTCTCTCTTCATTCAGGGCCTAAAACCCTGATATTATGGGATAATCCACAACTCGGATTAACCTAATGTTCTCATTTCATCAGAACAAAAAAAGAGGGTATTCCAGTAAAAGGAACCCCTCTATAATAATCTTCTATACACTACCTTCTTCACAGTACCTTATATAGCGTCTACACAGTAACTTCCAAACAGTACCTTATATGATGTCCTTCTACATTAATCCTTTATGTTAATCCTTTATGTTAATCTTCTAATTTTCTATATGCTATTAAGCTTCTATATTCTATATAGTACTCGCAATATCTGCTATATATTAATTCTTTGTATATTAATCTTGTATAAATTAATCTCTTGTACAATAAGTCCACGTAAAGCCTGTACATAATAGCGCTCCTGAATATTAACTACTACATCCCAACTACATATTTCATCTTGTAAATGTCTTCTTGCATAAATCCAAGGGTGCTTGAATGCGGTCAACTCTTCTCTGATCTGAAGCCTATGCCAAAGCGAGCTGGAGTTGAATCTCCACTTCACTTACATCAAAGTTAACGTGAATTCGTCACACAAAAATAGGAACAAACGTTCTTGTTTGTGGTATAATGAAATCATATGCAGCTCTGCTTATTCTAAGCCTTTGAGGCAGCTTTCTTGCGCAGCTGCTCCAGACGAATCAGTCCCCTGTCGGCCAGGGCCAGCGCTAGCTTGTAGAAGGCACGTGTTCTGATTTTGCTATACGTATCCTTGCTCACTGGAGGGTCGAATACGTGATTGTAGATTTTATAATCAAAGACATCATCCTGCTTCAGGTAACGTTCCTGGATCAACAGCTGTTCACGATCGCTCAGACGGGCGACCAGCGTATCAATCATGTTGCAATAGGCTGCCCGCGCGGCGGCGGCGTGCACGTTGTGAATAGCAGTTGAAGCGGTAGCGTCCGAAGTTTTGTTCGTTGGACCATGCGGACGATCTGTATAGCTGGCTGTAACAGAGGTTTCTTTGTCCATGAAGGTTATGGTCTTATAGATCCTGTATTTCTCAAATAGTCCTTCAAGTGTAGCTTGTGTCGCACGTCGATCCAGCTCTGGCAGCATGTCATTCATCATTGCATTCGCTCCTTCTTTGCCTTTTGGCAATAGTATGTGTCCAATGGTTCTTCTCATCCTGGGAGGAGTAGGATAAGCAGATCGCATCAGGCCTCAATAGTTGTCAGCTTTTAATCTATTATCAGCTTTTGTTCACATTTTGTTCGTGTTTTTGTTCGCTTTGTAGGGATAATATACCACTTTATGATGTACTCACCAACTGTCATTTTTCGTGAAATTCGAGCGCTAATCGACCTGTGGCTCTAATTTTCTATACCTTTTGGCATATATCTCTCATTATCTCTTTACCTTAAGGCAACATGGTTATATAGTAGATAGGTAACCATTACCAATCAAGAGTTGCATGGTTCAGGCCTCGTCATAATAACTATCTACTATATATACGTCCTACGAATACGTCATGACACGACACAGGCTTGGATCGGAGCACAGGATGATTGGACAAAAAGGAGTGGCCGTACCGTGCAAGAGTCTCATTTCGGAACCTATTTACGACAACTGCGTGAACAGAAGAAAATCAGTATCAATCAATTGGCAGACGTTGCAGGCATAAGTAATTCCCAGATATCAAGGATTGAGAACGGTCTGCGCGGTGTACCTAAGCCCGCGACGATTCGTAAGATTGCGGATGCCCTTGCCGTACCCTATGAGGAGCTGATGGGCAAGGCTGGTTATCTGGAGCAGGAGTTTTCCGTAACGGAACGTGCCGTCCCGGAATGGGCTACCTCCAAGGACAAGCGTGATTTCAAAAAAATGCTGGAGGAGGATGGTGAGCTAATGTTCGATGGAATCCCCTTGGATGACGAGGACAAACAAAGAATCAAGGATGTATTGACAGGGCTGTTCTGGGAAGCCAAGCAGATGAATAAGCGCAAACCTCCAGGCTCAGGGTAA